AGACGAGATCTTTGGATGGAAGCGAACCAAGATATCTCAATAAAATTGGTTCAGAAAAATCTGTATTTGGAATAGATAGAATAGATCCTAATTTTGATTATATTTTTATATTTGAAGGTCCAATTGATGCAATGATGGTAAAAAACGGAGTTGCAGTGGCTGGACTAACTCTAACAGAAACACAAAATAAACAACTTTCAGAATTTAAATTTCATACAAAAGTATGGGTTTTAGACAATTTAAAGGTGGACAATGCGGCTAAAGAAAATACAACAAAACTTTTAATGAACAAAGAAAAAGTGTTTAGATGGCCTATTGAAATCTTCTACAAAGACTTTAATGAATGGGCTATAAAAGAAGAAAAAGATGAAATAGATTATAAAATTATCTTAGATAATTTGTATTAAGATAACTGTTCAGAATCTCTCAACTTCTTAGGAGCCATAATAATGAAAGAATTGAGAACTTCTTTTAATTTTTCAATTTCACCAGCAATACGAGTAATGCTATCAGAAGCTTTTCTTGTTACACCACGAAGCAAGCTACCCGGCTTGTCGTTTTCTGCCAAAACTTTATGGAGAGATTCGGTAGTTGGGTCGTTCAAAAACTCAGCAAATTGATCTAATTTTCCTGACCATTCTTTAATTTTTTTAATACTTTCTGTTGAAATGTTTGGATCAATTCCTTCAACATCAAAGCTTTCTTTATCAGTTTCGGGTTCAAGCGATTGTTCATAATCTTGTTTTGTCTTTTCTGGAGTAAAATCTTCTGGGGAAATTTTTTCATCACTTGCAGGAATTTCTGGAGCAGGTGCTTCAGTTCCTTCTTGTTCTTTTAATAAAAAAGAATAAAAGCTACGAATAAAAGGAATGTCAGATTCTGTTAAAGTTTTATCATTTTTTATTATGTTTTTTATAGATTCTTTCATATTTTTATACTTAATCGGCTCAAGAACAATTGGATCCACATTTCTTTTTAACAATCTTTTAACTTCATTTGATGCTTTTTTTGAAGCACAAGGTACTGTACTTTTAGGACTTTTTTTCTTCTTGATTTTGTGCATAACTGTGCAATAATATACTTATATTTACCCTAAAAAATAAAAATTCATTCAAAATATGAGTATAAATTATAAAATAGTTGTTGCAACTCCTTTATCTAAAGAAAAATTTGAAGCAGAATCAAAGATATTTATATCTTTGGAAAGGTTAAAAATCAATTGTGAAGTAGAAGTTATTTATAATAATAAAACAGAACTCACCAAAGTCTATAATTCTTTCATAAACCAAGAAAATAAAGATAAAAAATTGGTATTTGCTCATGATGATCTTCTCATAGAAGATCTATTCTTTTTTGAAAAATTGGAAGATGCATTTACAATGTATGATATTGTTGGTCTTGCTGGTTCAAAATCTTGTAATTTAAGTTCTCCTGCACCTGCTTGGCATTTAATGTGTGAAAGAAATCAACTTGTGGGTGAAGTTTCTCATTCAAGTGGAAATACCTTTTGGACTACAGTTTTTGGACCTACTCCATCCAGAGCTTTAATATTGGATGGTTTGTTTCTTGCTGTTAAGGTCGATAAACTTCTGGAAACAAATACTAAATTTGATGAAGATTTTGGATTTCATCATTATGATATAACTTTTTGTCTGATAGCAAATAAAAATAAGCTAAAAATGGGTGTATATCCAATAAAAGTCACTCATTACGGTCTTGGGAATAGTATGTTATCTGAAGAATGGAAGGAAAGTTCTGAAAAATTTTTGAAAAAGTATAAAAATGATTAAAAAATCTTATAATAATGATCTTTTTAACAAATTAGATTGGGTTTTAAAGAAAAAAGGAAAATTGTTAAGTTCTAGTAACAATATTTCCTTGTTTATATTTAATAGATGGCTTTCAATGGCAAATGCATCCGTAGCACAAATTGTCAATGCAACAACAAATAGATGGATTCTTCAAAAAGAATATTTTACAGAAGAAAGTTTTTTCTTAAATTTTTTTAAAATAATTTTGCCAAAAATAAATAAAAAAGTTTCTTATTTAAAGAAAAATCCAAAGCAAAAACCGGAAGAAGATTATATAAATTTGGCAAATTCTTTGGAAATTTCAAAAAGAGAAATAAATTTTTACGAAAAAACACTTGCAGAAATAGAAAAGAAAGTTAAATAAAAATAATATGATAGCAAGACCAGAACAAGAAGATTTAGTAAAAGGTTTAGTTCAAATGGACAATTATAAAGGCAGTTTTTTTGAACTTGATGGTTGGGAACTTACAGGAGTATTGGACGATATATTAATGGTTCAATATGTAGACATAAATGAGGAAGGAACTGAAGTTAAAAGAGGTAATATTTGGGTTCCTATCAATGCTATCAATCATGTTTGGAGAGTTGGTAGGGTTTTGTTAGCAGGACCCAATTGTAAATCTGTTAAAGAAGGAGACTTTATAGTATTTCCTAATGATAAAGGAATTCAAGTTTCTAATTTGAATGGTTTGAAACATATAGTTTTCTTGAATGAAGCAAGAATTTTTGGAATTTGTACTCCAAAAGAAAATAAAGAGTGAAGTTGTCTCTTTCAGGTTTAAAAAGTTTATGTAGAAACAATCTGGTAGAATTAAAATTCACCAGAAGACTGAAATTGGTCGGAAAACCTACATCCAGAAGAATGTTGGCTACACTGGATGCAGAACTTTTAAATTCTACTCTTGGTAAAGAAATTTTAAATTTTAAACCACCCACCAAAATCCCTCCTTATGATGCTGAATCAAAGGGATTATTAACAGTTTGGGATATACTTTTTCAAGATTGGAGGAATATACCAGTAGATATGACCAATGTAGTATCAAGCGTCCCAACAAAACCACCACAAAAATTTTGGGAATATTTTGACAAAGTTATTAAAAAAATGACTGCTACACAAAAAGCAGCATTTATGGACAAATGAATATAACGAAAACACCAACAGAAGAAGCTTGTATGTTTTTATTGCAAAAAACTCTGACATTAGAGTTAAACAATAAACCTTATAAACAAGGAAAATTGATACTTTTTTATCAAAAAAATTTTTATTTGACTTTCATAATGGATACTGTTAAAAAGAAAAAAGAAAAAATTGAAATACCAATTCCTTTTGATGTAGAAATACATGAAGATGACAATTTGGTATATTTTGATTATAGATTAAAAACTTTAGCAAAACATGCTCCTGAAATTGAAACTAATCTTAAAATATATTCTTCAAAAAAGAATTCTAATAAATTTTGGAATGGAATTTTAACAATAAATGCAAACAACAAATAAAACCTTAATGTTTAGTGTATTTTCTGGAACTTTTTATGAATTATCAGAATTTGATGTTGATAAAATGGATATTGGACAGCTTCCTTTGAAGAAAAAACCTTCTTCAAATTGTTCTAAATGTTACGGAAGAGGTTATATCGGAAAAGATTTGCAAACCTGTGGATATTTGTTATGTTCTTGTATGCGAAAGGTAATAGATTATAATATAATCAATAAAAATCATGGAAACCAAATTTCAATTAGTTGATTATTTAAAAACCTTTCCACAAGATTCTATTCCAAGACCACAACAGAAAAAAGCATTAGAAAAAATTTCACAGATTTTTTCTTCTGGTAAAAAGTTTGTGATAGCTTCTATGCCTACAGGTTCTGGAAAATCACATATTGCTGCTGCAATTGCAAGGTCATCAACACCGATAGATCAAAGAAGAAAAGAATTGATAGAATCTTATTTGATTTATAAAAAAGACAGAGAAGGAAAATACCATTATGAAGATGAATTTTTAAATGGAGAATCTTTTGGAAGTTATATTTTAACAGTTACAAAATCTCTTCAAGATCAGTATCAATCACTATTTACAGAATCGGTTGTTGCAAAAGGAAAGTCGAATTATGCTTGTTCTGTCGATCCTAATCTGTCAGTAGATTTTGCACCTTGTTTGTACACTCCAAAATTAAAAGAGAAATGTTTCGAGTTTAACAGATGTCCTTATTATGAAACAAGAAATAGAGCATTTGCTTCAATTGATCCTATTTTAAATTACAGAGTTCTTATTGGACTTCCTGATTTTTTAAAAAGAAGAGAAATATATATTTGTGATGAAGCAAGCGATATAGAATCTGAACTTGTTTCTCAATATTCCATAACTTTGAATTATTCTTTTTTAGAATCAGAAGGAATTTCTCATAAAAAACTATGCAAGGACGATCCAAATTCGGCTATCTTGTGGCTACAAGAAATATATAACAACTTAAAACAAGAATTAGAAAATTTAAAATTAACAATTTTTAATATGGCAAAAAAAGAATCCCATTCTTCTATAAAATTAAAAGAAATGCAAAGATTGGGAAGATTTACAAATATATTAAACTCCATAGAAGGCGTAATAGAAGTTTGGGATGATTGTGAATATCTTGTAGAACATAGAGATAACAAAAAAGTTGTTTTGGTTCCTTATAATGTCAAACCATTAGCCAGAAGATTGTTTAAAAATGCAGACATGGTTTTAATGATGTCTGCAACAATATCCAATCCTGTAGAATTTGCTAAAAGTCTTGGAATACATGAAAATGAATATGAATATATAGACATTCCTTCAAGCTTTGATTCTAAAAAATCTCCTATCAAATCTTCAAGAAAATATAGTTTATCATATAAAAATAATAACAAAGATCTTCCTAAGATTATAGAAGCTACTATACAGCTTTGTAAAATGCACAAAGGCGAAAAGGGTATTATCCACACTCATACAAATCAAATAACCGAAGCATTAAAAAAATATGTAGAAAATGATGAAAGATTTTTATTCAGAGAAATAGGAAGGTCGAACGAATCTATAATAGAGGAACATAAAAATAGAATAAATGAAGATACTATTTTAGTCAGTCCTTCTTTGGATACAGGGATTAGTTTGGATGGTGATTTGGGAAGATTTCAGATTATATTGAAAGCACCTTTTTTACCACTTAATTCAAAAAGAATAAAAAAAATTTTTGAAAAGAATAAACAATACTATATGATGAAAATGTTGGATAATCTGGTGCAAATGTGTGGAAGATGCACCAGATCGGTAGACGACCATTCAATTACATATATATTGGATGGTAATGCTGTAAAATCTATCATAGATCACAAGAAACACTTACCTAAACACTTTATAGAACGTTTGGTCTGAAGTAAATAGTATAAGTGAAAAATTATACATTTAATTTTGAAATTCAAACACTCTTGGAACAATTTGTATCGGCTTTTAACGATATTATAATTAAAAGATACGATAATACAAAAACTTTAATTCCTCCAACAAGCGGTTTTAAAGTGAGTTTTGTATATTCTCCAAAATCAAGAGTATATGCAACTTTAAATACACCCGCACCGGGCGGATTGACTGTTCCAGCAGTTGCAGTGAACATTAGTAGTATTTCTAGAGATAATACTAGAGTTTTTAATAAATTGGAAGGATTTTCGGTAACTCCAAATTCAACCAGTAATAACAATTATCTTAAAAAAATACCACAACCAGTTCCTATCAATATAGGAGTAAACATGACAATTGTAACAAAATTTCAATCAGATATGGATCAAATTATTACAAACTTTGCTCCGTATTGTGATCCTTATATTATTATATCTTGGAAATTGCCATTTGCCAATAATTATGAAATAAGAACCGAAGTTTTATGGAGTGGACAAATAAACTTGAATTATCCGATAGATATAGGAGCATCACAAGTTTTTAGAATATCTGCTGAAACTTCCTTTACAATAAAAGGATGGTTATTCAAAAAAACAGATGAAATTATCAAAAAAATCTATACAATAGATGAGTCGTTTTTTATATCTGACAATCCATCCCAAGATTTCTTTACATTGCCCGAATTATGAAAACACCAGACGGAAGAGTATTAGTTTATGCAAAACCTAGTGCAACCGATGTGTTTCCTTCTAGCATTTTTCTTTTTAATTCGGTTTTATCCAGTATTCAAACAAAAAACATTGCAATTTTAGGTAGAAGCTTTTTTCAAATATCAAATGTTTATTTAAGTGGTTCAGAAACAACTGTTTTTGAAAATTTAACATATTCTTATTATAGTCCATTTTCTTCTATAAAAAATTTATCAGCATATAATGCTGGATTTTATGGAACCGTTTTGGATTCATTTACAATATTAGGGGACTCTTCTTTAGTTTTTAAAATCCCTCATCAAATAATATATTCTATACAATCAAAAAACCCTCCTTATTATTGCTATTTGGATGTTATAGTAGAAAATGAAGCTGGATATGGTCTTTTGTCCAGAGATAGTTATGTTTATACATTAAGTACTTGGTCAGGTTTTATTAATATACAGAAGCCAAGTATTTCAGGCATTTATATATCATTATCCTGAAGATAATTTGAATATTATCTCTAAATATATTTAATGGCATCTTTCAATCTATATAATGAATTATCAGAAACTTATTGGAGACCTGTAGATTTTAGTATACTGGGAGACCAATTTAAATCAAAAAAAATACCAGTTTTTTTTGATAATGGAGTTTCTTTTTATATTCATAATATATTAAAAAGTGCATTAGATTTTACTTTTAACCGAAAAACCGGAACTTTCTTATCAAATTTTGCTTTCAATTCTTATTTTTTAGAAAATAAAACAAATCCATCTATATATAAAAATTTAGAAAAAATAGAAAGTCCATTAAAAACAAAAGATGAGTATATCATAACTTTAACATCTCCAAATACAGCAGTCTCCAATAATTTTCCTGTTTTTACAAAATCTTTTAGAAAAAACGTAAATTATGATGATACTATAACATTTCTATTTTATAATAATAAAGTTATTGTAAAAAATGTAAACGGATATGTACTAACTGCCGATTTTTTTGGCGAAAATGGATTATCATTTAAACATCAAATATTTCCATACGATCAAACTCAACTTTTTGATTATTTTTTGGGGGATAACAATATAGTTTTATTTAAATCTGAAACCAATTATACAAATTTAGTCATAAAAGATTCTACTGAAAATTATGTTTTAAGTTCTGTTAATTTTTCTGTAAATTCTTTTTTACCTCAAAATTCTATTTTTTATTTTTATTCATATGAAAAATCAAAAATAAACTATTCAAATAATATACCTGACAATTTTATTGCAAAATATACAACAACTCCAATTACAAATCAAAATAAAATAGACATAGACTACAATTTTTCAAATGAAAATCTATATTCTCAAAATTATTTAGGATTGATTCCAATAGAAAATCCAATAAAATCAGAAAAAGATTGTTCTTATTTATTACAAATACACGGTCTTAAAAATTACCAAACTCCAGAATATAAATACTCAACAGCAAATCCTTTAATTCAAAGTTCTCCTTCTATTAGAAGATTCTATAATAAAATTTACACAGGAACAAATCAAGAAAAAGGATATGAAAAAGTTTACTTGGGATATAGGGCTGAAACCAAAGAGTATTTATTTAAAGTTAATAAAGACAATCTATTTTACTATCCATCGACTTCAGAAGTTATAAAATTAAGCTCTGCGGGTTTTATAGAAGATGGAGCAACTGCTGGAGAAGTTCCTTTTACTTCTGATAGAATTTCTGTTTATAGAAAAAATTACGAAGAAACGACACCGGGTTCTCCACAACCACGAAGTATTACAAAATACGATAGAACTTGGTTGTGTTCTTGGCTTTCTGGTAGTAATTTAGACGAAAAAATATGGCTGGATAGGTATTACAATTCTGCTTATTATACTTTAGACGAGGCATTGACTGCAAAAGCATTTGTTTATAATCCAAAATTATCTTCCAATCTTCCGTTTACTTTTGATGTTCCTTCTTCGATTGTATTGGAGCCGGGTGTTCTTTATAACTATACAAGAGTAGGAAAACAAAATAGTAAAAATTTTATAACTCATTTGGACAAAGATCCAAACAATCCAAAAGGAGGAAAACTGTTAAGTATAGTAAATTGGCTTTCTTCTCCTTTAATAGACGAATCTGATTTTAAAAATGATGGATTATGTTTATTTAGTAATCCAACTAATTTTCAAGGAAATTATTTTATTTTAGATGGTTCAAATCATGTAATATTTCCTTCTAGAAATTCTTTATTACAAAATTCTAAACTTACAGTCTCTTTATGGATAAACGTCAAAGATTGGTCGGATGTGCAAGGAGATCAAATTTTTGGAAATTATTATGAAAGTGGTTTTGGCCTTATAAACAAAGGAGCTTTGAATGCTCCTTTAATGACCATAACAAATACAGGTTCTTCTGTTGCTTATAATTTAAATTATAAATTTACAAAACTTTCAGAAATTACTTTAATAGACAAAAAACAAAACAACGAAAAATCAGAATATCAATTTATACAAAGGTATCCAGATTATTCATATTTAGTTTTTGATACAAAATTTAAACAAGCTGTAAAATACAATCCTTTAAATAATTTAACTTATTATTTTACGTTTTCTTCATACGGACTCTCGGCTATAAATCAAGTAGAGGTTGATGGAAATAAAAATTTTTATTTTTATGATAATTCTCTGAAAAAGTGTGTATCTTTGGACTCAAATGGGTATTTTTTATCAGAAACTATATATCCTTCAGTGTCTACAGTTAATAGAATAGAAATAGATTTAAAAAATAATTTAATTCCAATAGCAGGAAATGCGTCTGTAATAGATAACGAAAACAATGTATGGCAAGTTATAGGATCCAATTTGTATAAAAATAAAAATATTTTTGCAAATATAGGATTTACTCAACAATTAACGTGTGATTCTAAAAATAATATTTGGATTTTACACAATCAAGATACGATATCTAAATTGAATACAACTACAGGATTGTTTGATTTTTCTTCAAGAATAGGAAGGAACACATCAAAACCATTAGATCCTTGTGTTTCTCAAGAAATATTTAGATTTATGGATTTTGTCAAAGTCCCAAAAAGTTCTTCTTGTGACCAAAAAAGTATATATGAAGACAACTTAATCGTTGTTGATGTTCGCTATAATGAAATATATATTTTGGATGAACAGGGAAATTTATTATCAAAATTAGATATTAGAGCATTGTTAACAGATCCAAACAATGTTTTAAAATTTTATGCAAAAGGTGATTTTACTGGATATCAATTTTTAAGAAAATATGAAGGTGTCATAAAAAGTTTGGCTTGGAATTTTAAAATAGCCGAACCAAATGGAAATAATTCTCAACTTTTATCTTTAAATTATTACACCAGTTCTTTGCCTCCGGGATGGCATAATTTTGCATTTGTTTTTGATTCTTTAAACGGAAGCGCAAAATACTATATAGATTCTATAAATGTAAATTCTGTTTATTTTACACCCCAAAAATACCAACTTTATTATAACTATAGGTCTTCTTTATTACTAGGAGCAGCTACAATTAAAAACACAACCTTAAATGATATTATTGGAATTGATAATAGTAACAAATTCATAGGAAACGTTTCAGATTTGAGAATGTATTCTAAAAATTTGACTCAAGGAGAAATGGAACAAATATATTTTTCATCGGATTTTACAGAATCTAGAAAAGATCTGGTTTGGAATGCAAGAGTAGGGGATAGAAATTATATAGAAGAAATAGAATATTGGTACAAAATGCAATTACCCGGTAGCAAAAGCAAGTACTTTAATATCAATATACATAATCTAAATATAGATGATAATGTTAAAAATATTTTAGAAAGTGCGATAAAGGCAAGTTTGAATAAAATTATACCTGCTGAAAGTTCTTTATATAAAATAAAGTGGATGTAAAAATATGAATGATTTTGAAAAAATAACACCAACATGTTCAAATGTATATTTGATAGATCAAAATTTTTGTGTAGGAAATAGTTTAAATACTATAAATTATAACTTTTCTTCCATAAATTTTTCAATTTCAAGTTTGGAACAATACAACCAAGATTGGTATCAGTTATACACTATTTTTACAACTTATAGTTCAAAATGGATAAAAACAGCAACCAATATTCAAACTTTTAGTGCAAAGTGGATAGATACATCAACAACTGTTCAAAATTTAAGTTCAAGATGGAGTAAACCAATTGTATTATATCATACACAAATGCAAAATTTATCAACTTGGTACAGTTTAACAACAAGTGCTAGATGTGAATATGCAAAAAATTTCATCAATACTATACTTGATTCCAAAAAATATTCACCAGATCAAATCGTTGATGTTGTTATATATTTAAATCAAAATTTACCATTTTCTTTTTATTTTGGTAGAAAATATAACGAGACATGTATACCAAATGGAGGTGGTATATCTTTAAAATGTGAAAAAAGTGGTTTACCAGTTCATGGTTGCAATAGAAGCAGCGGTAAAGGTAAAAATTATTATCATTATTGTTTTAATGCATACGAGCAGTGTGGAAAAACCAGATCTGGACAATCGGCAAGTGCCAGTTGTGTAGGAACTGGTGGAAGACTTCTTTCTGTTGGAATAGACAGAAAAGCAGAAGACAAAAACGTGGCTAGAACTGATCTCATTAGATTTAAAAATATAAATATGACTTGGACACCATTATGAACATTTACGATATATCATCAAATGATAGTATAGGAAATTCTCTTTCTTCTGTAAATTTAAACTATCTAGAATTGGAAAAAGGAACTTTATATTTAATTGCAAGTTCCCAAAATTATTGGTCTCCAATGAAAGATTATTATTTGTCTTTTCAAAAATTTTTAAAAGACTCTACTACAATAGTTCAAAACTATTCTGCAAATTGGATAAACACTACTACAATAGTTCAAAATTACTCCGCAACTTGGATAAAACCTATAACAATATTTTACCCTTCTGTCATATATAAAGATACTAAAATAGAAGATATATTGAACAGTTTAT